ACCGACCTGTATGAGGTTCAATAGCAGGGTAGACAACAGCAGTTACAAGGTTAGCGTTCTTATCACGAGCATCTCTTGTAATAGTGTTTGCTTCATGTTCAAAGTCATCAAGGATAATCAAATCATATCTCTTATGGAGCTTTGCACCGCCACGGATACCTGCTACATTAGACTTTGATATGAGTTTACAGTTGTTTGATAATTCTATATCTTCCTCTGTCCACTTATTCCCTTTCATCTTGCCAAAGTAATATAGAAACCTGTCATTATACTCAAGATGATGCTTTATATAGTCCATATTGCCTACTGACAACTTCTGAGTAGCTGATACCCAGGCATAAAAGTACATATCATCTTTAGGGCAGAATACGAAATCCTTTAAGACTGATGCTTTAGTTAGTACAGTCTTACCATGACCACGAGGGAGAATAATGGCAAGCTGCTTAACTTCCTTATTATCGATGGAATCTGCGACTTCATAGTGGAAGGGAGGGGTCTCACTACGGGTAAAGTCGTCTGGAAGAAACAGCTTGCCGAATGATATTAAATCTTTACTTGCTAGTCTAAATACTTCTTCTGCCTGCGATACATTCTGTGTATTAATATTCACCGCGGCCGTTTTGGACCTATTATATCTAAAATTTCTTTTTCCCTGCTTTTATACAACTTTTTGCCTTTTTTTACTAACCGATCCATCTCTTCAACAGCTTCTTTACCATAAAATTCTAACTCATCATAACCCATTTTCTTAAAATCTTCAGCTGCCTTAACTGCTCTAGGACTAATAGCATCAAGATAAGTCATAATAGACATAGAATCATCAAATGGAATACCCCTCTCTATCAATTTATCAAATTTTTTGCCATGTCCCATTAATCCTTCTGCAGCATCAGATATACTATCTGCGACATCACTAACTAACTTAGCATCATTTGGGTCCTTCCCATATTGCTTAACAACATTTTGAGCACCTTCAACTAAAGTAACTTGACGTTTTTGAATTTTTGCTATATTCGCAGCCTTCTTACCTCCTTTAACTAATTTTATGCCTCCGGATATAAGACCAAACATTGGTATAGCTGACATTAATGATAAACCAAATCCATATTTATCACCTTCTAATCCATATAAAGCAGCATCCATTATATCAGCTACATTACCAAAAGCTGGCACCATACCAGCCGCAGCTAAAGCAGTATGAACACCTCCACTAATATTAGAAATATCTACATCAGTCTTATTATTAGCGGTTGTCATCATATCAAAAACTTTGTCGTTTACATTTTTCTTAGTTTTAGGTTTACCTGTGGATAAACTAATAGGCTGGCCCTTATCAGTTTTCTTTAAATATCTGTATTCATTTAACGGCATATTATTCCTTTGAGGAATTTAACACTAATTCTTTAGATGAATCTGGTAAAACCTGGGCTTTAGCATCAGTTAGTTGTTCAGGAGAGAACCCCTGGAACATCCCAAAGACTCCTACTTCTTTCTGTCTTACTGTATTCGTAGATGTGCCTATAATCTTGCCTAGCTCTTTT